GAAGACTATGAGAAGAAAGTTTATAAGAAATGGGCATCCGGCCCTGGACTCCGTGCCAAAAGAGAAGCTGCTAAGCGCGGAACGGTTTGACGTCAAGAATTTTCGCACATATAATTAAGGAGCATTAACTAGTGCAACGTAAAAATCCAAAGAACATCCAGTCTCTGGAGTTCAGTCAGACTAAGTATACACCGCGTACTCGACCAGCTCATCAAGCTGCTCACTCAGGACAACTAGAGAATCCTGACCCAAAAAAGAAGTACGTTCTAGTTCCAACGAGTAACAACCATCCTTTTGGTATCACACACTACAAGGCCCAAGGTTACGAGATTGAGAATAGAATAAAAGGTGGTCCATCAATCATAATGGGGACTGACGTTAAAGAAGGTTCTCCGCTACTCTGGATGGAATGTGTTTTGATGTCTTGCTCTAAACAGAGAGCAGACGAAATCTTCCAAAAAGGTCCAACTGGAAATACTGGGCAAGAATACTTCGATAAGTTGATGAAGCAAATCCAGAAGAATCCAGCTCAGAATGAACGCTTTCCTGGACTTGTAGAGAAGTACGATATTAATAGTCCTGAAGAGGATTTAGAAAACGGTAATTTTAGGTAAATCATGGCAAATAACACAGCGCAATACGGTTTTCGATGGAAAGGTTCATTGGATGGCTCTTGCTATCCAAAGCCTATTGAGTGTCGATTTGCATCAGGATATGCTCCTGATGTCAGCGGCACTGAAGTAAACGTCAACATCGGAGACCCAGTTCAATTTAACGTTGGTGCTCCAGGCACTGGCTTTATCGAACTTGCTGGCGCTGCCGGTTCTCCTTCGATCCTATACGGTGTAGTTGTTGCGTTTTCTAACGTAAAGATTGGAACTAAGGCTCAGCCTTACCGTTATCTTCCAAATGCTACAGCATATACTACTGAAGAGACTGCAAGTAAAGCACTTGTTATTCCTTTCGGTCGAAATATCTGGGAAGTTGACATTATAAACAACACTTCATCTTGTGATACTCTAACCGAATATCTAGCAATGCAGAACCGCTGCATGGACCTAGTGTATGTACTAGACACTTCAGATGCAAACAATCCAAAGGCTGGTCCTGGTCTAAACTTTACTGGTATCACTGATGATACTGCAGACTTCCGAGTTCTTGGAGTATCCAAGACCCGTATGAACCAAGACTTTAGTGGTAACAAGGTGAAGATGCTGGTGTGTGTGAACGAGTCTGGTGAAGCACCGTTCGTAACTGACCCCGGCGTATAATCCAGTAAACTAAGAGAAATAACATGAGTACTATCTTTACTAGCACAGTGGCTCTAAACCTCAAGGAAACCCTTGAGGAGATTATCACTGACCAATACGACGGTGTAGAAGCAAACCTGGATTATCCTAAGTGGATGAAGAATCGTCCAATGAGTGATAACTTCGAAGACGACCAAGAATATGCGGGTGGTGGTCTTTTGGCTGAAACTCCTGAAGGTACTGAGATTCCAGCAATCTCCCTCACTGAAGGTTATACAAAGCGCTACTCTGCTCGTAAGTTTACTGCTCGGTACATAGTAACCGAAGAGGCGATGGATGATAGCAAGTATCCAAAGGTTATTGCTGCAGTAAAGCGTCTAAAGAGAGCTGGTTTTAAAACCAAGGATATCGATGCTACGAACGTGCTTGTGCGTGCTGTTAACGCTAGCTTTCCTGGCCCTGATGGTGTGGCTCTCGGTTCTGCTTCTCACCCACTGGCTGCTGGAGGCACTTTTAGCAATCTTCTCGCTACTCCCGTTGCTCCTTCAACCGCTGGCTGGAATAGTGCAATTGCTCAGCTAGACCAGATGGTTGACCATGATGGTCTCATCGAAGGATACAAGGCTGTAGCAGTACTTCACCCAGTACAACAGCGCGGTGTTTGGACCCAGCTCCTAAACAGTCAGATGGACCCTGAGATGGGTAACTTCTCAGCTGTAAACGTTATCAAGAAATACGATAACGACATCAAGCGTGTTCAGCTCAAGTACTGGACGAATACTACCACCAACTGGTGTCTACAGACTGATGCAGACAACGGTTTCCAGATGCGTGACCGTAAGAAGTGGTCCAGCAAAACCTGGATTGAGTACAATCAAGAACTGATGAACTATTCATTGTCTGCGCGTTGGGACACTGGCTTCTCTGACCCACGTTGCGCTCTGTTCGTGAACGCATAAGGTATATATGCACTATAAGAATGGAAGAGAAGCTAAGAATGGTGACAAGGTTGTTCTATTACCAGTTCACGGTTCACCAGTAATTGGTATTCTATACGATGCTACCGCTGGTAACGATTATTGCAATGGAAAAATTGCGCCAATTTCTCCAACGAATCCTATGCCAAATCTAAAAGAATGTCTTCATCTAGAAGACGTGTTAGAACTGATTAATAATGGCAAAGTATAAAAACCTAGTTCTAGGCGTATTCGCTGTACTAGCTCCAATCGTAGCCTACCTATTTCAGGTAGACCCACTGTCTCTCTGTAAAGGGAACCTCCCTGTTCCGGTTCAGGTTAACCCCCAACAGCTAGACGCTGGTGTTAACTAACCATGGCGTCTAAAAAGAAAAAGAAGTCGAAGTCTAAAGGGAAATATTAATCATGCCTCTAAATCATTTTCTGCCTCTAGTAGGTAACGATTCAGTCGGTCAGCGAACCGCATTTGGTACTTGGCTTCCACCTGGTTCACGAGTTGCTGCATACGTAGGTCCTCAGTCTGAATCTTCGGATGCATACTCTTCTAGTTCACTTCTTGTGAGTACTCTAGCTGCTGGTTTGGCTCGATGCCGAGCTGGTAAAGGTGACGTTGTAGCTGTTCTTCCAGGTCATACTGAGACAGTATCAACGACTACGATGCTTGATAACCTGGTTGCAGGAACTCAGATTATAGGTTGTGCTCCATACCGTTCTGGTCTGATGCCGGCCTTCACATTCGCAGGTACTACAACCACATCCAGCTGGGCTCTAAATGATGCCAACGTGCTTGTTAAAGGTTTGCGATTCAATCTAGACGGAGCCGATAGCATCGATGCACCAATCCTAGTAAGCGGCGCAAACGTTACGATTGACGAGTGTTTCTTTAACTGTGGTAGCGATACTGCTCTTGATTGCGATGTTCCTTTGTCGATTCTTACTGGTGCAACTAACTGCTTGGTTCAAAACTGTGAATTTATTTCTACAAGTACCGCAGTAACTACTAACGTGATTCTAGTTAGCGGAACTGGTGTTAACAACTTCGCTCTCTTGAACAACTACTTATATGCAAGTTGTGCATCAAGCGGTCTGGTTAACTTGTCTGGTACTGCAACTGGTTTCCGTATCGCAAACAACATATTCCATAACGTTTCCGGTACTGCTCCGGTAGGTATTTTGTGTGCAGACACTGCACTAGTTGGAAGCATCCACGATAACGGATTCTTGTTCACTACCGATATCACTGTGCTAACTGGTTCAATCTCGCTAACCGGTGTTGCAACCTCTAGCATACGTATGCTTCGAAACTACGGCTCTGACGAGGATTCTCTAGGTGGCGTCCTAACTCCAGTTCTAACCAACTTGGAATAATAAATAGCGGTAAGAGCCGCTTAACACTTACAGGCTCGACCGTGACTCCTTCGGTCGGGCCTGTTTTTGTTTCAGAGGTTAAAATGAGCAAACTCACAATGCCGCGTCGTCTCGGTAGAAATTATCCTAGAGGGGATCATTCTGCTTTATGTGACTACTGTGGGGCAAAGTTTTATCGTAGTGCTTTAACTCGTAAAGAGAACGGTTTACTCGCTTGTAAAATGGATTGTGCTAAGGGTCGTGATGAAGTTCAGCTATCTCGTATGAACGCTGAACATGCTGCTAAAGTCATGAAGACTCCAGCAGATACAGATGGTGGTCGTCAGGATACTCGTGATTTACCATCTATACAAAGAACCACTGCGGATGATATACTTCGGTACCTCGCATGACTGTAGCTACAGACGCTTCTACGTTATCAACCATTGATGAAATCATCCTGCAGGCATACCGCCGAGCTGGATTGATTCCTATTGATTTTGGTATTGGTGCAGATTCTTCTTGGAACGCAAAGGCTGAACATGGACGTCTTACTCTCAATCGCCTCATTAATCAACTTCCAGCTGAAACAATTTCAGAACATTTTACTAATTTCTTCGTCCTAGATTTAACATCCGGAACACCATCATATGCCATCGATACTGACGAAAATATCCTCAACTTTGTTGACTACGGTTCTCACATTCCTGAGTCAAACGATCCTGAAGAAGTTGAAACAACTGGTGAAACGCAAGTCCAACCAATAACAAGACATCGGTGGAATTCGCTTTCTAGCAAAGTTGCAGAAGGCATTCCGACTCTGTATTATCTACACCGAAATGGCGGAAGCCTGACTCTGTATCTATGGCCAATCCCATCCGAGGATAGCAAGATTCGATTCCAAGTCCAGAGGATTCCAGGCTCCAACTCTACCGGTTCTGACAATCCAGACCTACAGCGGCACTGGGATAGTTGGATGGTCAATGCTTTGGCATATGAATTTATGTCAGATAGCAAATTGCCTTTAGAAGAACGTTTAGCTGTAAAGGCTGATAGAGATGAAGCTAAGGAATTAATGAAAGCTCAGGATAGCGCCAATGAACCCCCTGATGTGATTTTTACTCACTGTTCTCCCTGGTCAGGATATAACCGTTAATGTCTACTCTTGTACAATTCTTAGCATCCGGAGTCAATGGGGCAGCAAACGGAACTGCTACATTCGTTCTTCGCGGAACCGCTTCTAGCGCTCTATCTGTAATGCACACAGACTTCGAGATGACCGCTCAGCCTGCTAGCAATATCATTACACTAGATGCAAATGGTGCTGCAGAAGTATACGTAAATGCTTATTGCGACGTCACTCTAAAGAATTCTGGCGGTACCACTCTACGAACAGTAACTGTGGGTAATTCCGCCACCACTACTGAAGTCATATCAGACTCATTTACAGGTACCGATTACTCTGGAGCTCCTACTGCCGTAAGTGAACCAATCACTCTAGCGGCTATTCTTGATAAGTGGAACAACTCTGCAGGAGCAGCTGGAATTGATTGGAAAGTATCCATTGGTGGAGTAGCAACTAATCTATCCTCAGCATTTGCTTCATTATCTGGTATCTTTTTCAACGTTAAAGATCCTGCATATGGAGCTGTTGGAGATGGAGTTACTGACGATACTACTGCTATCGGTCTGGCTATTACCGCTGCAGCTGCTGCAGGCGGAGGAATAGTTTTCTTTCCAGCTACTACAACTTTCTACAGTTTTACAACACTAACTGTAACAGCTGCCAATATTACACTAATGGGATGTGGTCCCGCTTCCAGTCTTCTTAAGACTGCAACTACTTCCGGTACTCCATTATCATTTACTGACAATACTGTAGGAGCATGGAAAAGAGTAATTGGTCTTGGAATTCAAGGAACAGGAGCAAATGCTAATCCTGGTATTGTATTTGAACT